ATTTTGGATTTGACTATTGAATTTTGAATGTACATTTGATATAATAGTTAAGTCGAGCGGATATGGCGGAATTGGCAGACGCGCATGATTCAGGTTCATGTGGGGCAACCCATGCAGGTTCAAGTCCTGTTATCCGCACCAAAATGCAAACAAACCGCATAGCTATGCGGTTTGTTTTAGTATATACACGATTTTTACACGAATTATTTTAAATTACACGATTTTATTTAAAATTTCAACCGCTTTTTCTTCTTGTTGAGGGTACAGATGAGAGTATATATTCCAAGTGATTTCTATGTTGGTATGCCCCAAACGTCTTGCGATTTCTTGAATATTAATACCGTTATTAGCTAACAAGGAGGCGTGGCTATGTCTAAAATCGTGAATGCGTATTTTTTTGACTTTTGCAATATCCGCAAACTTTTCATTTCGCTTTTCTATGGTTGTATCACGCAAACACTTAACACCACCACATATACGCAGGTCATCAGAATAACCGTTAATGGATTGATAACGTTTTTGGTGTTCGTTTAATATATTAATAAGTGGTAATGGCATTTGTAAATCACGAACAGAAGATTTATTTTTGGGCGGTGTTTCTCTGTCGTCACCTTTTAGCTTTTGGGCAATACTGCGTCGTACATGAATTATATTATCATCTATATCCGACCACTTCAACGCATTTATTTCGCCCTTACGCATACCCGTATAGAATGCGATATTAAAAAATACATAGAAATTCCATTCATATATACTTCCTGTTGATTGTTCGGATAGTTCTGCTTGCTCTTTGGCGACTTGTATGTACTTTTTAAATTCTTCGGGTGTGTAAAAATCCATTTCCCTTTTATTTTCGTATGGATTTCTAAAGTTGCCGACAACAGTAAGAGGATTTCTCGGTATGTATTCCATTTTTACCGCATAGTTCATCAATGCACGAAATTCACCGAAGATATTTTGTTTCATACTTGATGAAAGTTTTTCTTCTGGATTTTTGGCATTTGTACAGGTTTCAATATATTGTTTCCACTTTTGTAACTCTGATGATGTAATCTTGTTTAATTTGTAATCTTTAAATTTAGGCAATACATATAACTCTAATCGTCCTATGATAGTACGCATAGAATTTTCTCTGACTTCAAACTTTTTTACGGCAATGTATTCATCATATAGTTGTTGCAATGTTATTCTCTTTATTGTTTCGTCACTGAGATTGTGTGCTAATTGCCGTTCAAGCTCCTTTGCCACTTCTTTGCCATATGCGACACGGTCAATCTGCTTTGCCTTACCGGAGCTGTCAGTGTAATTAATTCTCACACGGTATTTCTGTAAGCCGTCTTTTTTACCGTCCATTTTATAAATAGGCATAAAAATAACACTCCTTTTTCGATTTTTCGTATTGAAAATAGAGTGCATTTATGATACAATATTATTGGTTTGGATATTGTGTATAAATGCACTTTATTCTGTTTCCTCCGACTGTTGGTAGCGGTCGGGGAATTTTTTTAATAATCAGAATTTTTCAAATAGTCCATATGTCTGCGGTAACGTCTTGGGACGTTAATAGGTACGTCATAACCGATTTGTTTAAGAAAATCGGTAATAGCATCAACACCGTCATTAAAAAATTCTGTTATACGTTTTTCTTTGTTAGTTATATTTTTGTAATTAGGTGGGCATACAAATGTCCAATCCGCACCCTCGTTATCAAAAATAATTCTGAAATATTCATCTATATTGTATTTGTCAAGAGCCTTTGCCAATAATAAATGGTGTTCGCAACCCTCATCGAGCAATGAAACAACAGCGTGTGAGCGGTCGTGTGCAATGACTGCCATTAAAGGCTCACTGTCGTGATTTATAAATTCGGTTTTCGTTTCATCACTACCGTAATATTTTATTATTTCCAATATCATCACTTCCTTGTTTTATTTTTATAAATTTGAATAAACATCAAAATCCGACCTTACACTCAACAACTTTTCCAACTATTTCAACACTATCTTGTTTTAAATCATAGATTTGTGTTTGATGTTCAGGGTTATATGATTGTGGCATAAGCATTACAATGTTTTTCTCTCTTTTAAATCTTTTTATGGTAAATGAATCATGGTTAATACGAACTGCAGCGATTTCGCCGTTTTCAACTGTTGGTTGTACGCGAACAGTTACAAGACTTCCGTCAGGAATGTTTGCGGCGGTCATACTATCGCCTTTTACTTTTAAAGCAAAATATTTACCACCATGATTAAGCTCTGTATAAGTATATCCCTCATAATTTTCTTCCGAAAATATCGGTAATCCTGCCGCAATATCCCCTAAGATAGGTATTCTGTGCATTACAGGGTTATACGGAACAGCTCCCTCGGGCAAAGTGGTTGGATATTCACCAGTAATTAATGTTACGGGATTAATATTTAAAATCTTTGCTAAGGCTGATATTTTATCTCTTTTCATATTAGATATAAAACCATTTTCCCATTTTTGAACGGTGCTTTTACTAACACCAACGGCATTGCCGATTTCTTCAAGGGTTAAATTAAGTTCCAAACGTCTATTTCTTATAATAGTTCCTATATCCAATGTCAACACCTCTTTTCTATAAATACATATTATCATAATGGTTTCAAAAAAGCAACTATTTTTTCAAAAAAGTTTAATAAAGTTTCCTAAAGGGGTTGACAATAATTAATTTGTGTGCTATTATAAAAGTATCCTAAAGGAAACAAGAAAGGGGGGTCATTAAATGAATACAGATGATTTGAATGCAGAGATAGCAAGAAATGGCTTAACAAAGCCACAACTTGCAAAGAAAATCGGTGTATCAAAGAAATGCTTGTATAGTAGGCTAAAAGGGGAAACGAGCTTTAAGCAAGAAGAAATTCAAAAGATTGCGTCAATTCTTGGACTAAATGAAGAAAAAATAATGAATATTTTTTTTGCAGAATTAGTATCGCAAAGGAAACTTAAGTAACACAGGTCATATTAGAAAGGAAGTGAGGGGTAATGGAGAGTGACCCATATACAGGTATATTTTATTTAATAGGTATGGTGTTTGGAGCGGTCGTTATCATTTTGTTAAGAAGTGGACTATAAGTGTAGCAATGACGGTAGATGCTACGCCCGCAAGAAATGCCCAAAGGCGCTCAATCCAAATTTTTTGATTTGATTTACGGATATATTCCTTATAATGTAATCCTTTGTATGTGGGACGAATGTTACATAATCCATTTGAGAGATTATCAAACTCAACCATACATAAATCGGCGAGCTCAAAAAGTGCGTCATTTATTTCATTGTAGGAATATTCTTTATTGAGAATATTAATTAATTCTGAACAATGGTAGAGAGGGTTTTCTATATATGGTGATAGTGCCTGCAAAATTTGTTTATGTAATTTTGTTAATACATAATTGTTCATATATAATCAGCTCCTTTGGATTGATTATAACACTAATTGACAAAATTCGCAACAGACGAACAAAAATCAGCCTAACGAGGCGGAAAGTGAGTAGGAGAATGGAAGAAGAAAAAACAATTAAAATATCAGTAACATTGAATACAGAGCCATTAGAAAAAGCGTTAGGAAAAGCGAATGATTTAGTTGAAGTAATAAATAAAGCTAAGTCGCTTTCAAACGACTTAGCCTGTATGGTACAAGATTTGAATTTTACACCTATAATCAACGAGAAACCGGAGGGTTTGAAATAAGTAATTTTACTCGTATCGAATGTATAAAAATATCCATATATTCTTGAAGCACTTTAAAGTCAAGTTCGGGATATTTGCGTTCGTAATGAGTATGGTCATTACCCAATATTCGTACAACATCAGCGGCATTTACCGTATCTGAAGATAAATAATTAGAAATGGCATGAAAAAGGTCGAGTTTAACGACTTTTTCACTTGGCTCGTGTAAATCGTTTATAGCGTAATCTTTTATAAGAATTTCAAGTGCCGAACGATAACCAACAGCCGCCAAGTTTAAATCTCCATTTTCCTTAGCACGAATAGCTTGATTATAAACTTCAATAAATCTTGGAGAAGTTTTTTCGATAAGTTCATCGACAAAAACAAGAGGTTTAAATGGTGTCATACAACAAAGGCGAGATTTTTTGTTTGCAACTTCATATGTGGCGGTAAAAAGTTTTTTACATGCCGTGCATTGAAACACCAAAAACACAAAACTTGGTGGGTTGGGTGAAAACGGCGAGAGAAGTTCTTGACCTACAATTAGAGGGTCACAACATATTTCGCAATGCGGACATTGTGCCGGTTTTTCGTAAGTACAATCCATATCGGGCAGAGCATTAAACAACTTACGAAAATTTTTTGTTAAATATTGCATTGATAATCAACTCCTTTTGAATTGATTATAGCATAATTTATCGAAAAATACAATCAGTACATAGAAAGGAAGTGAGAGAATGTGGAAGTAAAAGAATTTTTCACAAAATTAAAACAGCACTGCGAGAAGAATAACAAGAACTGTGAGCAATGCTGTTTAAGGGTATTCTGTTTTCTTGCACCACCGTCAATCAACGACAAAATGATAGATGATGTATGTCTGTACATAAATCAATCCGTTGACAGAAAGGAAGATTTGAAAATGAACTTCAATAAAGAAGAATTTTTGAAAACAGAATTTGGCATAGAGATGAAAAAATGTATTGATCTTTTGGACTTGTGTCTCCGTATAGAAGATTATAATAGAGCAATTCTATGTCAAGCACAATGGGAAGTTTATCAAATGGCGATTAAGCAATTTTACGACATTGAATACTGTTTCTCTCGAACAGATGAATATTACGGCTTAGTTACAGAAAATGGCGATTGGCTTTATAAAAATTATAGAAAGCAGGTGAAAAACAATGAAAGTAAAGAGAATAGTTGACATTGATACGGCATTGTACATATATTACCGATACCACGAAATCGGCAACGAGGAAATCAAGGAACTGTTCGGTGGTTTAGGCTCTGCAACGCTGACAAAGTACAAGAAAGCTGTACAGGAAGAACAGATAAAGCAAAATGTCAAGACATCACAGCTATATACAATCAATACCGAAGTGGCATATGAAGTGTGGGGCATTGATGTTGCAGAACTTGAAAAACGCAGAGATAAACTTAAAAAATTAGGTTTATCGGCATAACAAATTAAATCTCACAGGCAGACAAGGGCTGTCTGCGTGTTATCCGTAAAATAGTTAGACTTTCCCTAAGAGTTTTAATCCTTTTTGCGGACGGCTCCTGTGTGCCTGTGAGGTAGTAAGAGAGGTAAACAAATGAATACAATAGGAATTGCACTGATTAGTTTCGGTGTTGGGTTAATTATCAGTTTAAAGCTGATGAAAGAGGACGAAAAGAAACGAAAGCGTGGTAAAAAAGATGTTTAAGTTAATAAGAGAAATTCGCCGAAATATGTCAGTTATGAACATAGACGGTATAAGAATTTTAGCAGAAGTGGCAAGAGATATTGTATGTAATAAAAAATATCGTAAGGCGGATGGTGAATTAACACCGGAGCAGTTCGACAGACAGGTTAAGCAAGTTTTGGACATCGTAAAAAGAAACGAGGTGTGCAATGTCTGAAAGAATTAAGTATGCTATATCGGTTGTTGCATTTAGTGCGATACTGATTATGACAGAATTTATAATGATGAATATGATTGGGAGGTGAAAGAGAATGAATAACTATTACATTACGTTCGGCAGTGAGGGACAACCATTTAAGGGCGGTTGGATAATCATTGAGGCGGAAACAATAGAGCAAGCGTGCAAGATTTTCAGAGCGATGTATCAATACAAGGAAACTAACGATACACTGTTAAAATTCTGCTCAATATACACAGAAGAAGGCTTTAAGCAAACAGAAATGTACAAAAGCAACGACAATCTCGGAGCAGGTTGCCACTGCAAAATAAGCATAAAAAAAGAGACCGTATGAGGTGCAACTCAAAACGGTCAAATAACAAAAACACATAGATTATTAATCTATGTCAACATTATACCACAGAAAGGAACAAAAATCAATGATAAAGATAAATGAACTCCAACTTGAAAATGTCAAGCGAATAAAGGCGGTAAAACTTGAGCCGGCACAGAATGGTTTAACGGTTATCGGTGGCAAAAACGGACAGGGTAAAACTTCTGTCATAGACAGTATAGCGTGGGCGTTGGGCGGTGACAAATACCGTCCGTCACAACCACAGCGTGACGGCTCGGTCATTCCGCCTATTCTTCATATTGAATTGTCAAACGGTTTAATCGTAGAACGCAAGGGCAAGAACAGTGCATTAAAAGTAATAGATCCGAACGGTAACAAAGGCGGTCAACAGCTTTTGAATGAGTTTATCGAACAATTTGCACTGGACTTGCCGAAGTTTATGCAAGGCACATCAAAAGAAAAGGCTGAAATACTACTTCAAGTAATAGGTGTCGGAGAGCAGTTATACGAAATAGAAAACAGGGAACGACAACTTTATAACGAACGTACTGCGATAGGCAGAATAGCAGACCAAAAGAAGAAGTTTGCGGAAGAAATAGTTGACTATCCCGACGCACCGAAAGAACTTATTTCAATCTCGGAACTTATCCTAAAGCAACAGGAAATACTTGCAAAAAACGGCGAAAACCAACGTAAACGTGAAAAAGCACAATCACTTTTAAAGCGTTCCGAAGATTTAAAAGCACAGATTACAAATCTTCAATCACAACTTGATGTTGTACTTTCGGATCTTGAAATTGCACAAAAATCGGCACTTGATTTGCACGACGAATCAACCGAAGAACTTGAACAGAACATCAAGAACATTGAACAAATAAACATTAAAGTTCGTGCCAATATGGATAAAGACAAAGCCGAAGAAGAAGCGAAAGAATACAAGGACAAGTATGACGAGCTTACCACATCAATAAGCAATGTTCGTAAGGAAAAGACGGATTTATTGAAGAATGCAAATCTGCCGCTTGAGGGACTGTCGGTTGAGGACGGCGAACTTACATACAAAGGTTTCAAGTGGGATAATATGAGCGGTGCGGAGCAGATGAAAGTATCAACGGCTATTGTCAGAAAGCTCAATCCCGATTGCGGTTTTGTACTTCTTGACAAGTTGGAGCAAATGGATACCGACACATTAAAAGAGTTCGGCGAATGGCTTGAAAAAGAGGGATTGCAGGCAATAGCCACAAGAGTAAGTACAGGTGAAGAATGCAGTATCATCATTGAGGACGGATATTCAAGCGAATCAAACACAGCAACACCTAATGCGACAAAAACTTGGAAAGAGGGAGAATTTTAATGGATATTACAAGCGGAAAAATCGAATCGGCACAAAAAGTAATCATATACGGCCCTGAGGGAATAGGCAAATCAACGTTTGCGTCGAAGTTCCCAAGTCCTCTGTTTTCGGATACAGAGGGCAGTACAAAACATATGGACGTAAGACGTTTGCCTAAGCCTACCTCTTGGACATTGCTAAAAGAGGAAGTAGCATATGTCAAAGCAAATCCGACTGTATGCAAAACATACATTATAGATACATTTGATTGGGCGGAAAGACTTTGTATTGCAAAGATATGCGCAGATAATAACAAAAAAAGTATTGAGGATTTCGGATACGGTTCGGGATATGTGTACGAATTAGAGGAAATAGGCAGATTTTTAAATTCACTTGATGAATTGATTGAATTGGGTATCAATGTAGTTTTGACGGCTCATGCACAGTTGCGCAAATTTGAACAGCCGGACGAAATGGGAGCATATGACCGTTGGGAGTTGAAACTCGGCAAAAAAACAAGTTCGCAGATTTCACCTATTTTGAAAGAGTGGGCGGATATGATTTTATTTGTCAACTATAAAACATTTTCGGTTGCGACAGATGACAAAGGAACAAAACATAAGGCACAGGGCGGTACAAGAACAATGTACACCACACATCACCCTTGTTGGGACGCAAAGAACCGTCATAATCTTCCGGACGAAATGCCGTTTGAATATGAACGAATTGCACATTGTTTTAAAGATAATGCACCGACACAAGCGGTTACACCGACAGTCGCACCACATATAGAGCCGACTGTTTCACAGGTAGTCACACCACCACAAAAAACGACAGTTGCACCGCCTGCACCGCCGATTGACAACAACGTATCAGACGAAAGAAAAGAATTTGATACACCGGCACAATCGTTTGATATGCCGAACGGAAATATACCGAAAGCATTGTCGGATTTAATGCAGATTAATAAGGTAACAGACGCAGAAATCAGACAGGCAGTTGCGTATAAAGGATATTATCCCGAAGATACACCGATAGAAAATTACGACGTTGATTTTATCAACGGTGTATTGGTAGGAGCATGGAATCAAGTATTTGAGATTATAAAGAAAATGAGAAATGAGAATGTATTTCAAGGAGGTAACGAATAATGGCAGAAGAAAGAGAATTTGGTTGGGATGATGAAATAGAAAACGACAATGAGTTTCAAATATTGCCCGACGGTGATTATAATTTTACGGTAACAGGCTTTGAGCGTGGCAGACATCAAGGAAGTGCTAAACTTCCGCCGTGCAATAAAGCGATTATAACATTAAACGTTGCGGACGGCAAAGGTAATCAAGGTACGATTAAACACAACCTGTTTTTACATACCAAAACAGAGGGAATGCTTTGTGCATTTTTTACCGCAATAGGACAGAGAAAGCATGGCGAAAAGTGCCGTATGAATTGGAGTGCGGTTGTCGGAGCAACAGGCAGATGTAAAATCGGTATACATGAATATACAAGCACTAAGACAGGTGAAGTCTTAAAATCCAATGAAATCAAAAAATTCTATGAGCCGACAGGAACACAAGCCGAACCAACGCAATCACCTGCATCGTCATTTACTCCGGGAAGTTTTTAAGGCGGTGTAATAAATGGAATTAAGACCATATCAAAATGAAGCTAAATCAGCCGTTTTCCACGAGTGGGAGAACGGCTGTAATAAAACATTGCTCGTTCTTCCGACAGGGTGCGGTAAAACAATAGTTTTTGCAAAAATAACGGAAGAATGTGTGCGAAAAGGTCAGCGTGTTTTAATACTTGCACATCGTGGGGAACTGTTGGAACAAGCGTCTGACAAGATTATGAAAACAACCGGCTTAGGTTGTGCAACGGAAAAGGCAGAGGAAAGCTGTATAGGAAGTTGGTACAGAGTAGTTGTAGGTTCGGTACAAACACTAATGCGTGAAAAAAGATTAAATCAATTCAAAAGTAATTACTTTGATACCATTATAATAGACGAGGCACATCACTGCATATCAGACAGTTACAGACGTGTATTAGACCATTTTTGTGACGCAAAGGTATTAGGTGTTACGGCAACACCGGACAGAGGCGATATGAAAAATCTCGGACAAGTCTTTGAAAGTCTTGCATATGAATATACACTCCCAAAGGCTATTAAAGAGGGATATTTAAGCCCTATCAAGGCTTTGACAATTCCGTTAAAGCTTGACCTAACAGGAGTGGGAACACAGGCGGGCGACTTTAAATCAAGCGATTTAAGTACGGCACTTGATCCGTATTTGTATCAGATAGCCGATGAGATGACAAAACACTGCAAAAACAGAAAAACGGTTGTATTTCTGCCACTTGTAAAGACGAGTAAAAAGTTTAGAGATATTCTGAACGAAAAAGGTTTTAAAGCGGCGGAAGTAAACGGCGAAAGCAAGGACAGAGCAGAAATATTAAATGATTTTGAAAACAATAAGTATAACGTATTGTGCAATTCAATGCTTTTGACAGAGGGTTGGGATTGCCCCGATGTGGATTGCGTTGTCATATTAAGACCTACAAAAGTACGCAGTTTGTACAGTCAAATGGTAGGACGCGGAACAAGACTTGCACCGAATAAGGACCACTTACTTTTACTCGATTTTTTATGGCATACGGAACGACACGAACTGTGTCACCCCGCACATTTGATTTGCGAAAATGAAGAAGTTGCCGCAAAAATGACGGAGAATATCGAAAATGCGGGTTATCCTGTTGACATAGAAGAGGCAGAGGAAAAGGCAAGCGAAGATGTAGTTGCACAAAGAGAAGAGGCACTTGCAAATCTTCTTGCGGAAATGAAGAAACGTAAGCGTAAATTGGTTGATCCTCTGCAATTTGAAATGAGCATACAAGCCGAAGATTTATCGGGATATGTACCGACATTCGGTTGGGAAATGTCACCTCCGTCAGACAAACAAATAAAGGTACTTGAAAAATACGGAATATTCCCTGATGAAATAGATAACGCAGGTAAGGCAACCAAACTGCTTGAACGATTGGAGAAAAGACGTGTGGCAGGACTTACAACTCCAAAGCAAATACGCTTTCTTGAAAGTCGAGGTTTTCAGCACGTCGGTGTTTGGGAGTTTGAAAAAGCAAAAAATCTTATTGACAGAATTGCCGCAAACGGTTGGCGAATACCGTCGGGGATAAATCCGAGTGAATATTAAAGGAATTAAGATATGAACGATTATAATTTGACAGAAATTCTTGAATATATTGATCCGTCAACTTGCAGTTATCAAGAGTGGATAAACGTAGGTATGGCACTAAAACACGAGGGATATACGGTATCTGATTGGGATATGTGGAGTATGAAAGACGTAAACCGTTACCATAGCGGTGAATGTGCAAAGAAGTGGGCGACATTTCAAGGCTCATCTGCTCCCGTTACTGCCGGAACTATCATTCAAATGGCTAAAGAAAACGGATACCATTATGAAAATGTATCAGCCGAGCTTGATTGGGACAGTGAAATAGGTTCTAAAGACGAACTTGTTGTAGTAGACAGGAACTGGCTTGAACGCAGTGAGATACATATTCCCGAACAATGGAATCCGACAGAGCAGATTATCACATACCTCGAAACACTTTTTGAGCCGGATGAAAATGTAGGCTATGTTACGGAAAGTTGGGAACATGACGGAAAATTCTTGCCGTCAAAAGGCTGTTACGACAGAACGGCAGGTCAGCTTATAAAGGAACTGTACCAATGCAAAGGTGATATAGGCAGTGTACTCGGCGATTATAACAGCGAAGTCGGGGCGTGGATAAGGTTTAACCCTCTTGACGGTAAGGGCGTAAAAAATGAAAACGTAACGGAGTTCAGATATGCACTTGTCGAATCCGATACAATGGACATTTCGGCACAAAAAGCCATTATAACAGAATTGGAATTACCTGTTGCGGCACTCGTATACAGTGGCAAAAAGAGCCTGCACGCAATAGTAAAAATTGACGCGTCAACATATGAAGAATATAAAAAACGTGTTGATTATCTGTATAACGTGTGTAATAAAAACGGCTTGAAACTTGATATTCAGAATAGAAATCCGTCAAGATTATCGCGTATGCCGGGCATAATGCGTAACGGTAAAAAACAATATCTTCTTGATACCAATATAGGTAAAGAAAATTGGAATGAGTGGCGTGAATGGATTGAAAGCGTGAATGATGACTTGCCCGATCCGGAAAGTATGGCGGACGTGTGGGATAACTTGCCCTCTCTTGCACCGCCGCTTATTGACGGAGTTTTAAGACAGGGACATAAAATGCTTATAGCAGGACCGTCAAAGGCAGGTAAATCATATGCACTTATAGAATTGTGCTGTGCCATTGCAGAAGGAAAGAAATGGCTTGAATGGAACTGTACACAAGGCAGAGTGATGTATGTTAATCTTGAACTCGACAGAGCAAGTTGTCTGCACCGTTTTAAAGACGTTTATACCGCACTCGGCATAACACCAAACAACTTATCCAACATAGATATATGGAACTTAAGAGGACGCAGTGTGCCGATGGACAAGCTTGCTCCAAAGCTTATACGCAGAGCAAGTAAAAAGAATTATATAGCGATTATAATTGACCCTATATATAAGGTTATAACAGGCGACGAAAACAGTGCTGACCAAATGGCACACTTTTGCAATCAGTTCGACAAGGTGTGTACGGAGCTTGGCTGTGCGGTGATATATTGTCATCATCACAGTAAGGGTGCTCAAGGCGGTAAAAGGAGTATGGACAGAGCGTCCGGCTCGGGTGTGTTCGCCCGTGACCCTGATGCACTTATTGACCTTGTAGAACTTGAATTGAACGACGATATATTAAAACAGGAAAAGAATAAGGCAGTATGCAAAGTATGTGAGGGTTGGTTGTATAAATACGATAAACTGTATCATGCGTCACAGGACGATTTGTGTAGTGAAACTCAAATGCTTGCATTGTGCCGAGAATACCTTGAAAACGACGCTTACGAGTGCGTTATAGAAGATGTCGGTAAGGTAAGAAAAGAGGTAGAAAGCCGTAGTGCGTGGCGTATAGAGGGTACGCTTAGAGAGTTCCCAAAGTTTGCGCCTGTAAACCTGTGGTTTAAATATCCGGTACACAGTATTGATAATATCGGAGTGTTAAAAGACATTGCAGTAGATGACGGAATGCCTACATGGAAGAAGAATTTTGCTAAAAAGAAAACGGACGCTGAACGTAAAACAGAACGTAAAAATTCACTTGAAACGGCATTCGAGGCGTGCGGAATCGATGATAAAGTGACAGTAAAATCTATGGCGGAATATATGGGCGTTACGGAAAAAACAGTAAGAAACAGATTGAAAGAACACGGTGGATTTTGGATTGATGAGGGTCAAGTAGGTAAGAAATAAGAGGGAAAATGTCGGAGGGAAAATTACTCTTAAAAATTTCACTGATAAGGAAAAAGTCGAAAAAATTTCTTTCCTTTCCTTAAGGAAAAAGTCGAGAAAAATTAAATTTTCCTTAGGGAAGAAAAACTCGGGAAAATATCGACTTTTTCTCGAGGGAAGGAAAATGTATATATACTACGTATATATAAAGGTTTCCCTTTCCCTAAGGTCAGGGGGAAGTAGTTGTGCGAAAGCTCACGCACAACAACTCCTTCCCCTTACTGACTGACAAAGCAAAATTTCAAAATAAGTCGAAGTAAATAAATGGAAGTGAGAAAATGAAAGTACAATTTTTTATGGCAATGATACCGCCGACAAAAACGTATCAAGAAAAAAAGATTGCGGTCGTAAAAGGTAAGCCGGTATTTTATGAGCCGCCGGAAGTTAAAGCGGTAAGAGAAAAACTTACGGCACACCTGTCATATTACGCACCGGAAAAAATGTTTGAAAAGCCTGTGCGTATGGTAACAAAGTGGTGTTTCCCTAAAGGAAAACATTCGGACGGCGAGTATAAGGCAACAAAACCCGATACGGATAACTTGCAGAAAATGCTTAAAGACGTTATGACGGAAGTGGGATTTTGGAAAGATGACGCACTTGTGGCAAGTGAAATAACAGAAAAGTTTTGGGCGGAGCAGACGGGCATATTTATAAGCATTGAGGATTTGTGATATGGATATTCTTGAAGTAAAACAAAATCTTAATAAAACGGTTTATTATTCGGATTTTTATAATATCCCCGAACCGACACCGTTTATCCTTAATGCGTGTATCGCAAGAAAAGACCCAAGAGGATTTTTGAAATATTCACTTGAACTGTTGGACAAAACCAAACACGCAGTAATTATTGTGCCGATTGAAAAAGTAAAATTGAAAATTGATGAATGAGGAGGAAGATAAAAATGTTGACAAAAAAATATAAAAACGGATTTATAACACTTGACGCAGAAATGTTTCCGTCGGTGGCACAAGAAACAATAGACAGAGAAATTAAAAATTTTGAGCCGATGAAAAAGGCAATAGAGAAGTTGTATGAGTATGAGCAAAAAGATATTCCGATGAAAATAATTATTGACGAAGAAAGTGGATTGAGTCATTGCCCTAATTGTGGCGATAGTAAATATATACTATTCGGCGATAAACTTTGCGTTGAATGCGGGCAAGCATTGGATTGGAGTGGAGTGATATGAAATGAGAATAATTACGGACAAAAAAGACCGTTTCGGAAATTTTCCGATATCGGTGAACAAGAAAGCATAGGGGGAATTGATTTGACGATTAAAGAATGTAAAGAATGGCTTTCGAGAGCGGGAAAGACGGACGAGGAGATTAACGCATTGATTTTGGAGCAGGAGCGAGCATTGACAAACGCAACAAGCACTGTGGCTCAGTCGGGCAGTGAAAAGGTGCAGACGTCAAACGTGAATACTTCGGAGAATAAGTTCATAAGCTATGCCGCTTATTCCGAATTGATAGATAAACGCATTGACAGACTGTATGAGATTAAAAAAGAGATTTTGGAAAACGTGAATAAACTCGACGACGCAACACTTCGAACTATATTAATTCTGCGTTATCTCAATTTTCAAACGTGGGAAATGATTGCTTGTAAAATGAATTACAGCTATATGCAAATATGCCGTTTGCACGGCAAGGCTTTGAATTTAATTAAAGATGTTATAGAATGTTATATTGCATCTGTGATATAGTGTATAGTAGAACAAGTAACATAAGCGGTGTATCATCGTGAGATGATGGGTGAATATCTCGTAACTGATTGGTGGGAGTGGAGATATTAAGTCAATTAAACAGATTGTATATGTCAATCATATGCAGTCTGTTTTTTATTTTTGAATGAAAGGGACATAACTATGGAATTATTGCAATTAGTTGAAAAATTTAAAGATATTATCAATGTAAGCAAGATTGAAGATGCTGTAGATGAATTAAAAACAAAATTGTTAAATGATAATGAGTGTAAGAAGTTATGCGAAGATTGGATTTCAATATGTCCCGATTTAACAAAAGATTATATGCAGATGATATTTCAATATTATTTTGCCGACCGTAAAGAGAAAATGCAAGACTACACACCAAAAAGTCTTGCAACGGCAGTCGCTGAATTATCAAAAAATGAAGATGAAAAGATATGTTTAGATTTATGTGCCGGTAGCGGAGCATTGACGATTCAGAAATGGAATAAGAATAATAATTTAAAATTTATCTGTAAGGAATACGATAGGCGAGTTATTCCGTTTTTATTATTTAATTTGGCAATTAGAAATATTGATGCCGAGGTCGTGCATTGTGATGTATTGGCAGATGAAACGTTTAAAGTGTACAGGACAAAAAAAGGCGATAGATTTGCAACAGTTGCAGAAATCGGTAAAAGTGAATTTAAGGCTGACGTCTGTATATCGAATCCGCCGTACAATATGAAATGGGAACAACCTGTATTTGCACAATTACAGAATAGATTCTCACAGTGTGAAATTCCGCCGGAAAGCAATGCAAATTATGCGTTTGTGTTGACGGCATTAAATGAAATCAAGAGCAAGGCAAGTTTTATACTGCCGAATGGCATTTTAAGCACTGATAATAAAAAAGAGAAACAAATAAAAAAATATTTAGTCGAAATGAATTTTATCGAAAGTATAATTTTATGCCCCGATAAAATGTTTGAAGTAACGTCAATACCAACGTGTATTATTACATTCAACAAAAACAAACAACATTCGACAGTGGAAATGATTGACCTACGACAGAAATATGAAATTGAACAGCGAATGCAAAACGGGCAGTACGGAGGGGCAAGCCATACAAACAGAACATACGCCAAAGAAGTTAAGATTATAACAGAAAGTCAAGTTCAAGACGTATTACTGCAAATTGAACAGCGTGGAAATGTAGCCGGTTATTGTAAATCTGTAAGCATTGAAGAAATAAAAAACAATGATTATGTATTGACACCGAGTCGATATATAGATTTTGATACGGTGGAAGAAGTGCATAGACCGTATGTCGATATAGTGAATGATTTGAACCGTGTTATAGCTGAAAAAAACACTTGCAAATTGACAATAAACGAAACTATCGCTAAATCAATAGGTTTTGATGTGGAAACGCTAAAGCAAGACAATAGTACATCAGATGGATTATCAGAATTAACAGAGAAACTATGTGGCAAAAAGATTGTGAAAAGTGACTATTTCAGAACGACAAAAAAGAAAAATGAAATAGTATTTTCAAACAACAGCAAAGAAAATATTTCGAGCATTTTTATGCTGATATTCAATATGTGGAAACAACACATATACTACCTAAACATCGAGGAAAACAGATATTTAGTCGAACTAAGAGATGCATTATTACCGGAACTGATGAGCGGTAAGATTGATTTAAGTGATATACAAACAGAAAGCGAGGGTGTGCAATGAGTACATACAGATATAAATTTAAAAAATGGCTATTTATACGCAAATGGTGATTTAATAATCGTAAATGGTGTGAGTGCCGGCACAAGCGCAGAGCGTTAAAACGTGCGTTGACAAAAAACGGATATACGATGTAGTTAATCGGAAAATGTGAAAGCGAGGTGATAAGAGTGACTGAAAAGCAAAAGTTGTTTTGTGAGGAATATTTGATTGATTTGAACGCGACACAAGCGGCATTAAGAGCGGGATATTCGGAAAAGACGGCGTATTCGATTGGAAATGAGAACTTGAAGAAACCTGAAATTCAAGAATACATACAAAAACGGCTGAAAGAGAAAGAGGACGCTCTTATTGCCAAGCAGGACGAGGTCTTAAAAACGCTTACGGCTGTTATGCGACGTGAGAAACCCGAAACGGTTGTTGTGACGTGTAAAGCACGTAAATCACACTATGACGACAAGGGCAAGAAAGTCACTGACGAGGCGGAGCAACCGATATGTGTTGAAATACCGACAAAGGTGTCGGACGTAAACAAAGCGGCGGAAATGTTGGGTAAATACTACGCATTGTTTACAGACAAATTAAACGTTGACGGTGATATGGACTACAGCATTAAAATTGACTACGGCGGTGAGGACGAATGAACAAAATAACAGTACCGTTCAATCCGATATTCAAACCTGTACATCAATGCAAGAAACGTTACGTTGTAATGAAAGGCAGTGCCGGAAGTGGCAAGAGTGTTGATACTGCACAACTGTACATACTTCGTTTAATGCGTGACAAAGGACGTAATCTTGTATGTGTGCGAAAGTCCGATATAACTAACCGTGACAGTACATTTGCCGAACTCGAATCGGCTATAAATCGAATGGGAGTAGGCAGAGCGTGGAGAGTTACGCAAAGTCCGTTGTCGTTCACCTGTATAAACGGCAACAAGATTATATTTCGTGGTGTAAACGATAACAAGCAACGTGAAAAATTAAAATCAATCACATTTGCAAACGGTAAATTAACCGATGTATGGATTGAAGAGGCTACGGAGCTTGTGCAACAGGATTTTGAAATTATAGATGACCGTTTGAGAGGTGAACTCCCCGACGGTCTTTTTTATCAGATAAAATTGACATTTAATCCTGTATCGTCAAGTCACTGGATAAAGAAAGTGTTTTTCGATATACAGGACGATAACGTCTTAACGCATCAAAGCACATATCTAAGCAATAGATTTTGTGACGACGCATACAGACAACGTATGTTAAGACGTAAAGAGGTTGACCCCGAGGGGTACAGAATTTACGGTTTAGGCGAATGGGGCGAAACAGGCGGATTGATATTCTCGAACTATCGCATTGAGGAATTTGAAACAGATATGAGCCGTTTTGACGCTATGGCAATAGGACAGGACTTCGGATTTAATCACGCAAATGCTATATTGACGTTAGGTTATAAGGACGGCGATATTTATGTCTGCAACGAACTGTATGTACACGAAATGGACACAACAGAGATTATTCAAAAAGCTGACGGGAAGTTCAGCAAAAGTCTTGCAATGTGGTGCGACAGTGCAGAGCCGGACCGTATAAAAATGTGGCGAAAGGCAGGCTATCGAGCAAGGGCAGTTGTTAAAAATCCGAACAGCATACAATCGCAGATTGACTGGTTAAAAGGCAGAAAGATACATATTCATCCGTCTTGCGTGAATGTAATCAAAGAGATACAGCAATGGCGTTGGCGAGTTGATGAAAAGTCGGGCGAATATACGGACGAACCTGTCAATGTATTTGATGACGCAATGGCGGCACTGAGATACGGCGTTGAGAGTTGGCGCAAGGATAAGAAAGCTAAAATCTATTCAAGAGAGGAGTACGGAATATGATAATTGATGAAGATATAGTCGCAGGTGGTGTGACACCGTTTATCATAACGAAATTGATTGAACGACACGAGCGAGAGCGACAGAGATACCGATTATTGCACGATTACTATATGGGCGACCACCGCATTTTAAACCGCAGAAAAAGGGGCAAAAACGTGGCAAACAACCGCATAATGTGTAATCACGCAAAGTACATAACAGATATGACGCAGAGTTATCTTGTCGGCAATCCCGTAACATATGCGGTGTCGGACGAATACGATATTGAGGCAATCAAAAACGAATATTTGGAACAGGATATGCCGAGTGTGGACAGTGAAATCGTAAAAAATATGAGCATTTACGGCAAAGCATATGAACTGATTTATGCAGACGAAAAAAGCAAGCCGAGAAGTGTCCGATTGGATCCGGAGCATACATTTGTATGTTACTCACAGTCGGCATTTGAAAAGCCGTTGTTTGCGGTGTATTACTACAAGAAATACGACCTTGACGGCTACTGCACAGGCAGTATTTGTCGTGTGTATGATGAATCGTTTATATATACATACACAGGTCTTGACAGCTATACGGCATTATCATTGCAAAATGTTGAACCGCATTACTTTTTTGATGTACCTATTATCGAATACAGAAATAATACGGAAATGCAGGGCGATTTTGAACAGCTTATAACGCAGATTGACGCATACAATGTGTTGATGTCAGATAGAATTAATGACAAGGAACAATTCGTCAATTCACTGTTGTTTTTGTGCAACTGCGACCTTGACACCGAACAGGCAAAAAAATTATTGGTAGAACGTATCTTAATGGGTGACGGCGACGCGAAAGCGGAGTATCTGTCAAAGGTGCTGAACGAGGCTGATACAAAGGTGTTGCGTGATGACATCAAGGACGATATACACCGTCTGTCACACGTTCCCGATTTGTCGGACGAAAGTTTCGGCAACAATTTGTCGGGCGTGGCAATAAAGTACAAGCTGTTGGGATTTGAACAGCACGTCAAGAACAAAGAACGTAACTTCGCTAAGACGTTGAGAAAACGTTTAGAGATTTACAATAATTTCTTAGTGACATTAAATGCAATGAAAGAAGTGCCGTCGCACAGAGTTGACATTGGATTTACGTATAACTTGCCTGCGAATGAGTTGGAAATTGCACAGATGATTAATTACCTCAAAGGTCTTGCGTCTGACGAAACATTATTAGAGCGTCTGCCGTTTATAACAGACGCAAAGGAAGAAGTTGAAATCGCACGCAGAGAGCAAGCGGAAAAGTCCGCCGAAGATATGCGTATCGCTGAAAGTTCGGCAAGGAAAGTAAACTACAATGAAGAGTAAGGCATATTGGGTAAAACGTGCCGTTGAAGTTGAAACATATTTACAATCGCAAGCGGACAGCATTAAGGACGGTGTAATTAAGGCATATGAGCGAGCAATCAAGAATGTAAACAATGACATTGAGAAAACGTTTAAAGCCTATATTTCAACCGATATACCCGAAAAAGAGGCACGTCGGCTGATGAGTATAGCCGACAGCGACAAACAGTACGAAGAACTGCTTGAACTGTACGACGAAACAGACGACAAGACAGTCAAAAAGGAAATTCTAAGCCGCATAAATGCACAGTCATACGGTGCGAGAATTAGCCGATTAGAGGGACTGAAACGTAATGTATATATTTACTTTAGGCACGTTGCAAACGAGGCTATAAAGGAGCAAAAGAAACTGTATGACAGTGCGGTAAAGACGGCGTATTATACGAATATTTTTGATACCGCACAAGGTTTAAACTGCGGTATTGATTTTTCACTTGTACCGCAAAAGGCGGTTGATAAAGTGTTAAGTGAGCCGTGGCACGGTCACAACTACAGCGAGAGAGTGTGGATACATAACGACAGATTTATACAGGCAGTCGGACAGACGATTGAGGACGGTATAATCAGCGGTCACAGCGTAAGCCGTATGACTGACAAGCTGATTGATTACGTCAAAGATACTGCACCAGGCGGAATACGAACATCAGCCGAAACACTTGTGCGAAGTGAAACGGCACATTTTATGAACCAAGGGCAGAGAATGGCATATGAGGAAATCGGCATAAAGAAATATCAATTTGTGGCGGCATTGTCTGAATTGACGTGTGACAGGTGCGGAAGTCTTGACGGTAGCGTGTTTGATACGGATAAAGCCGTTGAGGGCGAAAACTTCCCACCGATACACCCACGTTGTCGGTGCGTTACGATTATGGCAGACGTGAATTTGACAAGTCGTATTGCACGCGATCCGCTCACTGGCGAAAATTACAAGGTTGACGGAAGTATGACGTTTGACGAATGGAAAAACAGTTTGTCGGACGAACAGAAAAATGCGTTAAAATATGTTGCAAATAGTGAAAAACGTGGTATAATAGAGATGAAAAGAAAAAAGAACGATAATAAATCAGAAACTATGCCCAAAAAGCAACTTCAAAAAATAATTAAAAGGTTTAAGAAGTTGGGAGGAACTATTCAAATGAGCGAGGAAACGGATAAATATTTGGATAGTAAATTAGCAGAAGCAATTACATATGATGCGCATACAATTTTATTACGTCAAAAACCTAGTCGTGCCAGTGTATTTGAAGAGCTTATACATTCCGCTCAATATGGAACGGGGAAAAATGATGGAAGTTATATTAGTCGATTAAAGTGTGAAATAGAGGCACAAGAGAAATTACTAAGATACCAAAAAGCATACAGACTTACTAAAATTGAGGTCGAACAAACAGAAAAGGCTTTAAATGATTACAAAAATGAATTAAAACTATACTATGAAAAAGGCGGTGTGTGATATGGATATAATAAATTCATTGAAAATTGGACAAAATATATCGGTACAAATCAATGACAACGGTATAAACTTAAAAAATGGGGGATATGTTGCAGATGAAAACGGAAACCGCTTTAAAATATTATCAGTAGCGATGATAAATAATCATAAACGATTAATTGATAGTAATGCAGAGTTATTGTTGGCGGGAGATGTTAATAATATCGGAAAAAAATTATATACGATATGATTTAATGAAAAAGAGTGTGTAAGAAAAAACTAAATATAAATTAAATATTAAAAGCACGTCTTATGGCGTGCTTTTTTGATACACTGAAAGGCGGTGATAGTGTGAGAGTAGGCACAACATACACATAGAAGAAAGGAATGGTGATCCGATTATCTCCCTGTTAGACGTGGGGTTATACGTCTTATTTTTATACATTTTTTTAGAAAGGAATGATTTGAATGGCAGAGCCAACACCAAATCCATCAAAAACAACGGAGCCAACACCTCCGACACCTCCGACACCTCCGGAGCCTCCCGCACCGAATAACGGCGACAATCAAAAGGCGATTGATGAAGCGATAGCTAAGGCAAAAGCGGAGTGGGAAAAGGAAGTTGAAGAAAAATTAAAAAAAGCCGAAGAAGAGGGCATGAGAAAAGCCAAGTTGACAAACGAGCAAAGAAAAAAAGAGGACGACGACAAGGAACGAGAAGAATTTGAAAAAGCAAAGGCGGAGTTTGAACGTGAAAAAATCGTTGCATATGCCGAAACAGAACTTGCCAAAGTCGGATTGTCTGCCGAGATTGCAAAGTACATCATAGCAGAGGACAAGGATAGCACAAAGGCGGTTATTGACAAGATAAAAGAAAACTATGACAAAGATGTACAAGCAGGTGTTACCGAGCGTTTAAAGGGCAAAACACCGGATTTAAACGGTGGCAGTGGCGGTCACAACACAGGCAGTTTTATGGACATAATCAGAGAAAATCAAAGATAGGAGTGAAATAAATGGGTTATTTAAAAAATGAATTGACAGGTTTTGTGCCTGTCGAGCAAGCAACAGAAATCATCAAAATGGTGACAAGGGGGTCAAGTGTTTTAAGAATGGCGAAAGTCGAGGAAATGAAACACGAGAAGAAAAAGTTTAACGTACTTACAGACGGTCCGGGTGCTTACTGGGTCGGTGAGGGTGAAAGAATTAAGACAAGCGGTGCTACTTGGATTCACCCTGAAATCGAGGCTAAGAAGTTAGCCGTTATTATTCCGGTAACAAAGGAAAAGTTGGAAGATTCGACTATCAGCGTATTTGAAGAACTAAAGCCGGAAATTGCAGAGGCATTCTACAGAGCGATTGACGCGGCGTGCATTTTCGGTACAAATTCGCCGTTCAAGACAAACATTATGAACGCTATAGACAGCAAGCATATGGTTGTTACAGACAACACAAATATTGATATTGCTATATCTGACGCAATGTCAATGATTGAAGAAAACGGCTATGACCCGTCGGGATTTATCGGTCGTATCGGTGTTAAGAATATGCTAAGAAAGCTACGTGACGCAAACGGCGCACCTGCATATGTCAACGGTACAACAGGCGGTGAGCTGTACGGTCAGCCTATCGAATTTGTACGTAACGGTGCGTGGGACAATAAACGTGCCGATATTATCACAGGTAACTTCAAGTATGCCGTTGTCGGTATGCGTGCAGGTATCAACTATGAAATTCTTACAGAAGCAACACTACAAGGCACTCTTGACAGTGACGGTAAACCGCTATCACTTGCCGAGCAAGATATGGTTGCAATCAAGGCTACTATGCGTTTAGGTTTCCTTGTTGTTAAGGACGACGCATTTGCCGCATTTAAGAACGGTGTTCCGACACTCGGCGAATTGACAGTTGAATCGGTTGCCGGCACAACAGGCAACACTGTTATTACGGTATCGCCAAAGCCTATCGGCGGTCACAAGTTGGTTTACAAGACTGCCGCAAGCACCGCTCCAAGCGTTGCATATGACGACGATTTGTCGAAGTGGACAGAGTTTAACAACGGTGACGAAATCACTGCGACAAACGGTCACAAGATTACAGTTGCGGAAGTTACCGCAGACGGCAAGGCGAGAAAGTCGGGCAGTGCCGACGTTGTAAGCGGTGAATAATATGGAACAGTTGGGGACACTAAAAATGTTGTTGGGAATTAAGGACGACGAGCAAGACAGCTTGTTGTCCTTTTTGATTGAGGACACGGTTAATATGATTATGGCGTATTGTCATATTGATGTACTGCCTCGTCAGCTTGAAAGCCTTGTTCCGAAGATTGCGGCGGATATGTACAGGGCGAAAGGTTACGGGGACAGTAAAAGTCCCGAAGTAGTCAAGAGCATAAGTGAGGGCGAACGTTCCGTGACATATACCGAAACCGACAACGATAAGATTTTCAGCAACTATTATAAACGCCTTGACCCGTTCCGTAAACGAAAGGGGCGTGTTCCGAGTGACATCAGTATTCAGTGATTTTTACGATAAAACTGTTATAATCGCAGAATATGAAATTGACGACTATACAGGTAAAACCGAAAAGACTGTATTGTCCGAAATTAAAGCCGATGTACAACCGTACAGCGGTGGCAGAGCAAGAGAGCAATACGGTTTAGATATAGAATGTCAAATGCGTATGTTCTGCGATATGTCAGACGACGTAAAGGTCGGTAACAGGGTTGAATATGACGGCGACATATATGATATAACATATGTGCAGAAATGGGACAGCGGTTTGGTAGCAATGCTCGAAAGGAGTAGGCTGAAATGAATTTTTCAATCGAGGGGATAGAGAACGTTGTTGACAAGCTGACACAGTATGCGTCGGGCGATAAAATACAGCGAGGTTTGGCAATGGCGGGTGAAGTCGTAAGAGCGCACGCAGTGGCAAACTGTCCTGTTGCAACAGGACGTTTAAAGGGCAGTATCGTAAGCCAAGTGGACGGTGACAGCGTTGCAATCGGTCCGACTGCCGATTACGGTATTTATGTCGAATTCGGCACAGGCTCAAAGGGTGATAAATCTGTTTCGCATACGTCAAAAAGACACTGGACGTATTACAGTGGCGGTCGATTTTACACAACGTCGGGGCAAGCACCACAGCCGTTCCTCGTACCTGCACTGAAAAATAACATCAGCGAGATAATCGCTAAGTTTAAGGAGGTGTATAACTCGTGAAACGAGTTATAGCAAGCAAATACGAAGTATTTGTGTTAGCGTAGGGAGGATGATACGGTGTTTGATATTGGTTTGGAATTGCGGGACATTTTAAAGCAGATAGACGGTGTAAGTGTATGTTTTGCTTATCCCGATAATTTTAATAAATTGCCCGCAATAGCATATTACACGCTAACGGACAAAGGCTCAATGTCATATGACAATACGGTCGTTACGAATGATACAACTGTTCAGATTGATATTTACGCCGATTATCCGCAAACGTGTTTTGAATTGTCGGAGAGGGTATATAAATTGTTGACTGATAATGAATATTATCACGAAATGACAATGGACGTACCCAATCCCGACGACAAGAGTATAAAACATAGGACAATGAGATTTACGAAAGTAGTAGAAAGGAATGATTGATTTATGGCAAATACAGAGAAAAGAAAACCACTACCTACAATAGGTGTGGACAAGTACACATTTTTCGCAGTTTTAACAGACACATCAGAGGGTGCAACATATGGCGATCCGTATAATTTGAGAGGTACTGTCGAAATTGCACCGACAGACGCAGGCGGCAGTGATGTTTTTGACGCCGATAACGGTGCGTATGAAACATCAAACTACATTGAAAAATTAGGTCACGACATCACAAATGCCGATATTCCGCCGGAAGTTGATTCAATGTGGCGTGGACTGACACAAAAAGACGGTGTAGTAGAGGTCGGCAACGATACAAAAACCGTTTATTTCGGTGTTGCGTGGAGAATTATGAAATCCGACGGCTCATACCGTTATGTGAGATATTACAAGGGTTCATACAGTTTTGCATCGAATGTCGGAGGTAAAACAAAAGCGTCAAGCGGTGCACCGGAAAAGCAAACCGCAAAGGCTACATATACAGCCGTACAGCGTGATTTTGACAACAACTATTACGCATACTTTGACGAAAGCGATTTGCCGGAAGGCGTTACAAAGACAGAACTTGAAGAAAACTGGTTTAAGGATATGAACTACTATCCGGTGAAGAAAGCACTTTAAGACAAGGCACGCCGAAAGGCGTGCTTTTTTCGTATAGAGAGGAGCGAGTAACAATGCAAAGAGTATTAACATTTGTACACAACAAAAAGAAGTATGTATCAAAACCGTGGTGTTTCGGTGCGGCAACGTTGGTTGAAAAAGAATATATGGACGTTGCAGAGGGTGAAAAAGTAACGGCTACGTCGGTATGTGCAGATGCCGTTGACTATCTGTTTGAGGGTACAGAGGCGACACAAGATATTTTGGACACGGCTGTTTCAGCAAAAATGAGAATGTGTCGTGAAGTTATGAAGTGGTTTATGGACGATTTTACGGGAAAAAACGAGGAAAGCCTGCCGGAGCAGGCAACCGAAAAGGAAGATTAAGCGATTTATATGGGACAATGTTGAAATATCACGGTATATTGCCGAATGATTTGGCAAAACAAGACCCAAGATTATTACTTGCAGTTATAATCGAGGACGAGGAAGAAGAATATACGGGAAATGACCCGTATTTAAAAATGTTTTATGGAATGTAGTGAGGTGATTTGTAATGGCTGACGCGGCGGAATTAGTAGTAAGAATAAGAGGTGATGCGTCGGATTTAGAGGCGACAATAAGCGGTGTATCGCAACAACTCGAAGAATTGGAACGAACACAAAGCAATACAAAAGGTGTGAAAGGTGTAAGAGAAAGCACAAGTGCATATCAAGGTCTTGCAAGTCAGATTGAAGATACCGGAAAGGGTATAAAAGAAGTCGGCGAAAGTATTGACACGATAACAAAACCGATACAATACGCATCAACGGCTCTTGCCGCCGGAGGTGTTGCAAGTGCGAAGTTTGCGATAGATTTTGAGGATAGGTTTGCCGGAGTTAAAAAGACGGTTGACGCTACACCGGAACAGTTAGCCAAAATAAAGCAAGGCATTATTGATTTGTCAACAACAGGTATTGACGGCAGAGGCGCGATACCACAAACAACGACTGAACTAAACGAACTTGCGGCGGCGGGCGGTCAGTTAGGCATATCCCAAGAAAATATCGTCGACTTTACGGAAGTAATGGCACAAATGGGTTCAGCAACAAACCTTGTCGGCGAAGAGGGTGCCGCAACACTGGCACGTTTTCAGAATGTTATGGGTGTCGGTCAAAACGAAATCCGTAATATCGGCAGTGCAATCGTTGATTTGGGTAACCACAGTGCGACAACAGAATCGGAAATCGCGGAAATGGCATTGCGTATGGGTAAATACGGTTCATCTGTACGAATGTCGGCGGCGGACGTGTTGGGTTATTCTGCCGCACTATCATCATTAGGCATTGAGGCACAAATGGGCGGTAGTGCGATAGGTCGTACGTGGCTATCCATAGAAACAGCCGTTGCAAGCGGCGGAGAGGGCTTGACGAAATTCGCAAAGTATAGCGGTAAAAGTGCGGAAGAGTTTAAAAAGCAGTGGAATACTGACAGCTCCGGTGCATTTAACGGACTATTAAAAGGCTTGCAGTCTGCCGAGAACCTAACTGTTGCGTTAGATGATTTAGGCATAAACAATACACAGGATATACAGGCTATGATGGCATTAGTCAACGGTTATGATTTAGTAACCGAGAGTGTCAATCGTTCAAACACCGCATACCAAGAAAATACGGCACTACAAGAAGAATTTAACGCAAAGAATGAAACGACCGCATCAAAATTGGCGAACACAAAAAACAATATTATTGAAGCGGCGAGAAGTATCGGCGAAACAATGTTGCCGTCAATACAAGACGCAAGCACCACAGTAGCCGATTTTGCAAAAGGATTGTCGCAAATGTCAGACGAACAAAAACGTGCTGTTGTTAATACGGGTGCGACAGTTATTGCGATAGGTGCTATTTCAAAAGTCAGTGCCGGAGCAATCAAAGGTGTTGGCGGAATTGTTGAGGCAGTCGGCAACATCAAAAAGGCATTTTCAGCAGGCGGAGCATTGGCGAAGTTTGCACCGACATTGACAAGTATCGGTGCGGCGGCAGGTCCTGCCGCATTAGCTGTTGCCGGTATTGCTACGGCGGCGATAGGCGGAAAGGTTGCATATGACAAATGGTATCAATCGCAATACAGGTGGAGCGAGGGTTTATCGGAAGGCAACGAAAAGGTCAAAGAAAGCCTTGAAAAATACAAATCGCTGAATGAAGTACAGGGGCAAATCAAATCGTTAAAAATGGTTATTGAAAGCCCTGAAAGCAGTCAAGAACAAGTTGACAATGCAAAAAGCAAGTTAGAAGAAATAAAGGAAATGCTATCGCAAGAATATAATCTTGTAATCAATTCCGATAATTCTAATTTGGACGACGCTGTTGAACAAGTAACAAAACTAACCAAGAATGAACTGCAATCTAACATAAATAATCAACGTGCCGAATTATCTGAATTAGTAAATAATAATGCTAATTATATACAAACACGACGCGAGGCACAAGAAAATTATAACCAAGAATTAGAATTGCAGACTAAATATTCAGAGGCAAAGTCTAAAGTCAGTGATATTACCGCAAAAATAGCGGATAATGAAATTACTGCGGCTGAGGGATACGAAAAAGCCAAAGAAATATATAAAAATACAATAGGTAGTGACTATGAAAATGCGATAACGGATGAATCCGCTAAAAATGCAGAAAGTGTGCTTGCCTCGATAACTGGTAGTTATAAGGTTGCGACAGGAATACTTGAAGATTATAAAAAACAACTTGATGATTTGGACGGTTCACATCAAGAACTACATGATACAGCAGAAGAACTGTCTAACATGGAGCTTGAATTGTTAAAAATGTCGGTGGCAAATAAGGATAATGAGAGTGTGGAAAAATCATTGTCCGATATGAAAGAATTTATTTCAGCGGGCAAACTGGATATGAACAGTTATGCTCAAGCCGCGGCATTGGCAATGAATGGAGTTGATAATTTAGAGTCTGCGTGGGAAAAAGCGGCAAATGGTGACGGAACAGAATTGAATAATATAATTAACGATTATGTTCATTCAATGCAAAAGTTTGGAGCATATTCAGGTGATATTGCAACAAATGCCGCTTTACTGCAAAACGGATTTAAGACTGTAAAAGAGGCTGCCGAAAACGGTAAACTTGATGTTATTACCGAACAGGCAAACGAATTAGCACACAGCATGGGGCTGATTCCGGAGAATAAGCGTATAGTCATAGATGCCGACGGGAACATTTCGGTAGTAAAGGAACTTCAACAGGCTGTAGATGATGTAAATACAAAAGGTGACGTAAAACTGCAAGTCGGTGCAGAGGGCGATATTTCTGTATTGGACACAGCTGATGAAAAATTAAAAGAACTTGTCAAAAATGACGAAGTTCAGATTAAATTTAATATCGATACAGGCGGTTTTGATATTAACGATTTGAATGGTAATAAGTTGGGTGAAATCACTGCAACGGGTAAAGTTATATGGACTAACGACAGCACAGAACCCGACAACTATACGGCACCACCCAAAGAGGGCAATGTTACATTTAAGAAGAATAGTGCAGAACCTGACGGCTATCAACCCGAAGACAAATTTGCGACAGTCCATTATACTGTTTCTGTTGAGGGTTCGTCTATAGAGGGACTAAGCGATAAAAGTGCTCCGGCGGCCAAGTTTGGCAGTACGGGAACGTTCGTAAAAAAAGCCAAAAAAGCCAAAGGTACACAAAATTTTGAGGGCGGTTTGGCAATGGTTAATGATGAAAAGGGTATATCTGACCCACGAGAATTAATCGTTGACAAAGGACGTGCATTTATACCACAGGGCAAGGACGTGTTGTTGCCATTGTCAAAGGGTGCAAAGGTGTATACAGCGTCACAAACCAAGGCGATAATGTCGGGTATGGGTATACCGCATTACGCAACAGGAAAAGACAATTCGGACGCGTTTACATCAGCCAAGGACGATTGGACGCATTACACCAAAACGCACGCAGTAACGACCGCACAAGAATTAGAGAAGTGGTTAGAATTTCAAGAGAAATTCAAGTCGAACGACAAGGATATTGCCGATATAGAGGAACAAATTTTCAGTCTGACACAGAAACGCACGCAGGAAATGAACAACCTGTCAAAGTCGTACATTGAAGAACGTGCGGCACTGAATGACTGGGACGACAACGGCGACAATCCTATTGACGCATTTACCCGTATTCGTGACCGCAATATGGCGGAAGTCGAGGCAGGACGTATGACGTGGGAGGACTATACGACAGAAATGTCAAGTATAGGTTCAACGTTATACGACAATATGACCGAATACAGTCGCGATTGGTTGGAACACCAAGAAAAATACAACGGTATGAGTGCCGCCGATTATATAGCAGGTATCGGCAGAATACAGACGTACACCGAACAAATGTACGCACAGGGTATAATCAGTCACAAAGAATATGTAGAGGCAAAAAACAAGCTGAATGATGAGTATTTGGACAAGCGTAAAGAACAAATTGAGAAAGAGTACGACATATCAAAAAACTACATCAGTGAACATACATATTTTAACGACTGGCAAGATAACGGCGACAGTCCGCTTGACGCGTACAACCGTGTTATGGATAGACACCGAGAGGAATTGGCGAACGGCGAGTTGACACAGGACGAGTTCGACAAGTATCAAAGTGAATTAGGTTCGGATATGTATTCGGAACGTGTGGATCAGTCAAAGAACTGGTTAGACGAACAACGTAAATATTACGGTATGACCGACGAAGAATATATCGCCGGTTTAAAACGTATTCAACAATATACACAACAGTATTATGATGCCGGACTAATCAGCCGAAAAGAATACAACGAAAATATGACCGAACTAAATCACGATATGTTCGACCAAGCGGGCGAATCGTTTGACGATATGCTACAGCAACAGCAGGACTACATCAACAAATTACGTGATGAATTTTCTGCACAGGAACAGGCCCTACAGGACAGTTGGACGGTAGAGGACCGCAAGGCTGATATGTCCGAAACACAGGCACAGTTGGATATATACGCAAATGCAGTAACAGACAGAGGACAGCAAAAGTACAAAGAACTGCAAGAGCAGATGAAACAACTGCAACGAGATGAAGAATTGTATCAGTTGCAAGTCAAAAACAATGCCACGATTGAAAAACTGGAGGCGGAGTATGACGCGTTGGAAAACAGCAAGGCTGATTTCATCAAGTCCATTGCAACCAACATTGACAGTATAGACGTGACGGGTATTGTGGCGGATATAACACAGGAAGTCAGCGGCGGTAATGACAAGATAACCAAGACTTTGGGTGAAATTATAGAGGCTATTAAGGGCATTAAGATTGAACAGCAGAACTATAACAACAACAGTAAAATCACAATCAATACGACTGACAGCGCCGTTTTGGGTAGCTATGTATAATGTGCGGAGGTAGAAAATGCGAAACGGATTTTATTTTAAAAACAAACATTCAAACGATTTCGGCGTGACTGTACAAACGCAGTCACGTCCGATTAAACCGGAAATGAAAATACAGACATATGACAGCCCATATATAGACGGTGAATATGATTTTTCAACGGCAAATGCGTACAACCGTGAATTTTATAAAAACCGTGTATTTAAAATGAATTTGCAAATATCGGCGGCGGATATGTCTGAACTGAACAGCAAAATCACAAAAATCACAACGTGGTTAATGGGACGCGGTGAGTTGATATTTGACGACACACCAAATGTCAAATGGAACGCAACAGTTATTGAAACGATTGACTACAAACCCGAAAACTACGGACGCAAAGCGGTCATTTCGGTGTCGTTCAAGGTGCAGACGTGGGCGGCGTTGGTATTTGATATTTTTGACGGTCCGATATTGGATAGCCAAAACATCAAATTAGATGATGAAATACCAATCGGACCGAATGAATATTACACGATTACAACAGCAGGCGACAGTACAATACATAACACAGGCGACCGCCCTGTCAGACCTGTTTTGCGTGTTACAAACGTCACAAAACCTACAACGATAACCTGTAACGGTATCAGTATTACGGTGTCGGAAAACTGCGTTATTGACTGCGACAAACAGTCGGTAACAGACGTAAACGGCAACAGTATTATGAAAAAAATCAAAGGTAGTTTTTTTGAACTGGAAACAGGGGCAAATACAATAAATTTATCCACGACGGCAACGGTTGAATTTTCATTCTATCCGCAGTACGTTTGGAATACAGAAACGGAGGATATATACAAATGGGACAGATAACATTTATGCGATTGCACGACAGATATACAGACAGTTTTGAAACAGGCGAGGTGCTGAACAACGCATATAATATCAAGGAAACAAGGATATTGAACGATACGGGAAGTATTGAATTTGACTATCCATACGACGAAAAGGCGCGTCTAATCAGTCAAAATATGTTGGTTAGTGTAAACGGTCATATATACGAAATCAGCCGAACAACACGAAATATGAACGGTGCGGATTCACTGCACGTTTACGGTACACCGCATTTCGTATATGAGGCACAGAAAGCATTTATACCGACAATCGGTGATAATATCGGTAAAAGTTCAAGATATGTTCTAAAACAAGCGATTGATATTATATCAGAATTTAAAAAGTATGTCGGGGAAAGGTGCATTTTTCACATTATGACAGAGGCAGAGCTTACCGCCAAAGGAATGAAGTGGGTAGCAGATGACAAACTGTTAATTGATTTTTTCTCAACGGATAAAACTAATTTGTGGGACGTTATAAAAACGATAATAGAAAATTTGGGACGTGGCGAAATATATCACGAAACAGGCATTGACAGCAGTAACAACGTTGTATGTAACATAGCCATTGTTGAACGTATCGGTAAGGATAACGGTGTAAGACTGCGTTTAGAAAAGAATATGCAAAGCATATCAATAGAACGCAACGTAAGCGATATGATAACGCGTTTATGGGCGTTCGGAAGTGACGATTTAACGGTCAGCAGTGTAAACGGCGGCAAAGCATATATAGACAGTCCAAACATTGAAAAATACGGAGTACAAGAGGGGTACAAAGATTACAGCGACTATACGTCAGCGGACAAACTGTACCGTAATGCGAAGTGGGAATTTGACGAGGACAACGAGGATAGAATTGACGTACCGCAGTTGACAATCAGCGGTAAATTGATTGACCTATCCAAATTAGCCGAATACGGTGCGGCGGAAAAGTTGGAAATAGGCGATACAGTACACGTATTTGACATAGACGGTACGGAATATGTGCAGAGGGTAATTGAATATCAGGCATATCCGTTGGAGCCGAAAGAGAGCAATATATCAATCGGGCATATCAGACGTGATTTTTTTATCGGACTATGGCAGACAGAACGGGCAACAAAGAAACATGCAAAGTGGCAGACTGCGAACAACAGTGTAAACATTCGCAAAGTGCAAGGCACTGTAAACACCGATAGGAACAAGGTGCAGAGTGATAATAAACAGCTACTGTTGGACGGTGATTTGTTGTACATCGAGGACGACAAGGGCAGACGCCGTATAAATCTCGGCAATATGGACGGTAAATTTGTTTTTGAGTTGTTCAATCAGTTGGAAAAGAAAACAATCAAAATGGACGAGGACGGTAATGTAACGATAACGGGTATATTTGCGACGGGTACAGATACAGAAGCAAGAACTGTTATAGACAAAAACGGTATCCAAAGTTACGACGCAGACGGCAATAAATACGGCTTGTGGTGTAATGCACCGAGTAGCAACGATATGAGATATACTGATTTTAATTTATACTACAATAATAAGTGTATTTTTCAAATATACAACGCTATATCGGGAATTTTGTTAAGAACGTATGGATTAGACATACTTAGTTCGGGAAATGGCACGACAGTCGGCAAAAATAAGTGGAAGTTTGAACAAGGAGCAAGCGGAACATTTCAAACGGCAGACGGAAAAACTGTAACAGTTTCGGGCGGACTTATAACAGATATTTCATAA